ATCGCGCCGTGGTGCCGGGCTGGAATCGTTGGGCGCTGTCGCTGTTGTCGTAAAATTCGTTAGCCACGTCTCAATCTCCGTTCGCTGTAGGTCAGGTCATAGCCCAGCAGCTCGTGTGGCTCGCTGACGCCGTTGCTGTAGATGGCAAAGTTTATTGCCGTACCCGAGCCGGTCACGTCGCCGGCTTCTTGAGCGACTACGGGCGCGGACCAGGCTATCTCTCCCCACTTGCCAACGCCCCATAGGCCGCCACCCAGCAAAAAGGTCAGCGTCTGTCGTAGGCTTGCCGCTGTTTCTCCGCCGCCGAAGTCGAAGTCAGGGCGAAAGGTGATGTTGGCACTGGAGCCGGAGCGCACGTCCCAGAACACGCGACGAAAGCGCTTGCGTACACTGGGCTGCTTGAGGTCGGTGTAGGCCAGGGTCAGGAAGGCCCGGATAGGCTCTCCGGCAAAGCCCTGCGCTCCGTTGCCAAGGCGATAGACGTTGCCAACATCGTCACCGAACAGCACTGATTCTTCGCCGCTGTCGAACTCGCCGGCGTGCATCACTTGGGGCTTGTTTAGAAAGGAAACGGTGGTCGCCCCCGTAGGGCTCAGGTAAACGCCGCTGCCGTCGTCAAAGAAAACCCGGTACTGCGCCCGCCGCTTGCTGATTGAGCTGCACTGGACGCGCTCAGCGTAGCCTTCATCGGTGAACAACGGCTCGATCTGCGCCCCGGCCTGCATTTGCCGGAAGTCGCCAAACTCTTGCGCGCTTTGCAGGTTTGAAATGCCACGCTCGGCAACGTAATAAGGTTGGATCAAGGACTGCAGCGAGTAGGGCTTGGCCCCGGAGTTGGGAATGGTGGTGCGCAATTCAAAGTTTGCGCCGCTGCTGCCGTACAAAGTCTTGATGTTGTCTCGGCCGGTGACGTGAAGAACGCCGCCTGTGCCGTTGATTAGGCCCGTTAGCGCGCCACTGGTGCCAATTTCGCCCGCACCACCGGTTGACGCATCCCAGTTGAGCGGATCGCCTATGCCGGAGTGCTGCAAGCTGCCCTGCGGATAGCCCAGCATCAGGTGATTTTGATGAATGGCGATGTATTTCGCGCCCGTCATAGCGCCGGCAATCTCGCTCAGTGTGCCGTCCTTGAGCTGATAAGGCTTTGCGCCGCCAACCATGTGCAGCGCCCGCCCGGCCTCGGTCGCCAGAAAGTTGCCCTCGGCAAACTCATAGCGCCCCGTCGCCAGGGTTCCGATGCTGGCCCAGGCCCCGCCAATCAGCTTGTACAGGTCAGACGTGGCGCCGTTCTCGCGGATCGCGTAATGCTCGTCCTTGAACGTACACACGCCCAGTATCGGCCCGGTCCCTGGCAAGGTGTCGCCCAGCTTGGTGTAGCCACTGATTCGACGGTAACCCCCGGTCACAGGGCATTCGTAGTTCACAGCAAACAAACATTGTCCTGGCTTGGCCTGTCGGGGCGGTGTCATCAGATCAATACCGCCGCCCAGGCCGACATACGCGGTCCGGTTCATGCCAGGCTCGGGGGGAGTTCGACGCGCGGTAGCTGGGATTCCATCAGAAGGATCTCCATTTTCACAGCGTTACGGCCGGCCTGTTGCGCGACTTCTTGCGCATTTTCGTACAGGGCGTACTGCATCATGGCCCGGTACACCACGCACAAATGGAAACGCGAGGGCATACGCGGTTGATCCGCGTTATTGACCAGCTCTTGCGGGGTGCGCCAATACTCAAACGTCAAGTTGCCCGCGCTCGCAGGGGGTGCATTCAAGTGCAGCACTCCATCCGGCGCAATGGCCACGCGACCAAAGGTGCCCGCCACGTCCTTTTCCAGCTCATACCAAGGCACTACCTTGATTCTTTCGCCTGCAAACTGCAGTGTTTCCGACTCCCACACATCAAAGTCGGACGGCAGCGAATACTCGGTGTCCAAAGCTGTCAGCTCAACCTCGCCCCGAGCCCAATCAAACGCCCAACGTCGCTCGTTCTGCAGCTCGCGCCATGCCGTTGCTGTCCAGCCGACAAAGCGGGCGTACTCCCCGGACTGACTGACCACGTTCGCAGGTCCATTACCTGCAGCGCCCACTTCCTGGCGCAAGCGTTGGCAAAGCTCCAAGAAGGTCATCAGTTAAACCTCGCCGGTGACTTCGCGGACGATCTGGAACGGGTAGCTCTGAACTTCCGTCATGTTCATTTCTGAGTCGTAGTGGCGCTGCATGGCGCACCTCAGATTTTCTACAATAGACTCCGACACGATGACTTTTTGACCGCGTTTGATAACGAAGCTCTTACCATTCACACCGCCCTGAACCGGCTGCTTGTCCTGCTCATGGGTGGAAATGATGATCTCGAACTGCCGCTCTTTGGCGTTGCCGGTAATAACGGGAGCCGCTTTTGATAGAGCCACCGGTTCGTTACCCAAGGCTGCGTTAATTTTCTTTCGCAAGTTTTCAGTGCCGATCTTGTCTGGATAGTCCACCCCAAGGGTTTGGGCCATATCTACCAGCTCTGCACGGCTCATTGCTTCAGTATTGATGTCACTCATGACTGCGTACCTTCGATCAGACAAAGAAAACCCCGGCAGGTGCCGGGGCTGTTGGGGTTGCTGGCTTACAGAGCAGAAGCAGCTGTCTCGATCCTAGCTTGCCATCCCTCGTTAAGAATCTTCGCAACGTAGTAAGCCTTCCAAGCCACAGATCCACGTTGGCCCAGCGGGTCACCACCGCGGGGTGTGCTTGGGTTCAGTACCATCGGCGTGATTGCGCCGGCGCCCTTGAGCGGGATCAAACCGTAAGACTCTTTACCGATAATGACGATGGGGTACACGTCAGAGCTTGTGCCATCGGTTGAGATTGTGCCGTTGGTGGATGCGGTACCGCCGGCACTGGCAAAGCTGTCCAACACCGGGCTCAGGCAGTAACGCACGTCTTCTACCTTGCCGATTTCATACGGCAAAGCCGCCATGGTTCCGTACTTCTCAGTAGGAGTGAAGCCGGGAATGTCGCGAATGTCCGCTTCCAGGTCTGTGTGCGCAAACGCGATGAACGCGGCCGCGACAGGCTCGGTTGAGTAGTTCGGAGAAGCACCGACCATGCTGGTGATCTTCTTGGCACGATTGCCTTTAAGTGACCGAGTGACGGCGCGCTGCTTGGCCAGGCCATAGACAGAGTTAACAGCACTGCGCTGGCTGCCATTTGCGAAAAACACGTTAGTGCCCGCACGAATCGCGCCCCAGGTTGCATACTCAATGGTTTCGGCGGCTTGCTCGCCGCACAACATTGACGCATCGGCAAGAACGGGATCTTCCGCCAAATCTGCAATAACGTCCGTGATTTCAGTCCAGGCGCCCCACTGCTTAATCTGAACAGTCACGTCTTCGTAGACCATTTGCTGAGCTGATGGTGTAACGCCTTCGCTCAGGACTGAAGTGATGTTTGTGAAGGGAACGGGCCGGCGAAACTTAACCGTATCCGCCTTGTTTTTGGGCAGAGGCTTGGACTGTCCGAATTTTGACAGAATAAGAATTGGCTCTGCGTGAGAGAGCATTTCAGCCGCTGCGTATGCTGCAGTACGCTGGGAAATATCGCCGTAGGTGGTGATAGGCATTGTGTCTTAACTCCAATCAAATTTTTGAGTTACCGCGCTTTCTTTTTCGCGGCGTAGTGTTCAAAGGCCGCGTCAAACTCTTCTGGCGCTCCGCTGCGCGACGCCGCTCCACGGCGGCTGACGGTTTGGGCGTTCGCCAGTCGGGCTTTTCGCTTGTCGTGCTTTTGGGCACGGCTGTTTTCGTCACTCGCGGCGTTCGTTGCCTTGTAAAAATCCAGTAGTGCGGACGCATCGTCGGCGCTGTCGGACTCTTTGAGGGCTTGAATGCTGGAGTTCTGAGTGTTTAGCCATGAATCAAATTCGGGCGCATTGACCACTTCTCGCCAATCGGCATGCCGGCCTTCTAAGCGGGCATACTCGGACTGAAGTTGTTGCTGATGGGCCTGTTCTTGCATGGGCTGCACAGCGGATCTCAATTCTGAGACCTGCTGCTCTAGTTGCGTCTGCTTTGCCTGGTCTGCTTTAAGACGAGACTCAAAGGCGCGGGCCATATCGGGAAAGTCCTCTTTAAACTCCTCCCAGTCATCAACTCCCATGGAGTCGGCCAAATCTTGGCGCTGCTGGTTGTCGTCCTGAGACTCCCCGTTCTGGTTTTTGGGTTTGGCGGATTCGATCTCTTGCGACTTGCGTTGCAGATCGTTTATCTGCCGCTGGTATGCGCCTAGTCGTCCGCGCTGTGAGGCGTCGGAATGGCGTAGGCGCTCGTTCTCTGTCTCCAGAGTCTTTAGCTTTTCAGATAGGTCGTCGGGCTGGCCTTCTTCCGCTTCGTCGTCGGCATCTTCAGCCGGCTCCGCGTTGCGGTCGTACTCGTCGCGCTCGTCAGCGGGCGTTGATGATTTTGAATATTCCGCAAAGGCGCTTTCAAAATCCTGATCTTCGCTGGCGATGGCATCATCATCCTGCGGCTTGTTCAGCGGCTGGTCTGTCATAGCGGTTCTCCCGAACGGCTGGGGTTAGTAACTTGGATTCGGCTGGTTGCCCGGCTCCAGTTCTTCGCTGGCGTGTGCCAGTAAATCGTCAATCAAGCGGATCTCTCCGCGTAATTTGTCATCTTTAGCTGAGCCATTAATCAAGGACAGGACGCTGTTTTCTCGGCGATCCTGCAGCCACTGCTCAATGTCCCGCCAAGTATCGGCGTGTTTATCAATGGCCATCAGTAGCTATCAAACCCCATTTTTTGATTCTCCTGCCGAGCCAGGCGATCATTTTGCTTTTCACTGAGTTCTGCGGCCTTCTGATCTCGGTCCGCTTGGATTTTGGCGGCGGTTTGTCGCATCTGCACCTCCAGGCTCTGGCTTTCAAGGCCCACTTTGGCCTCAAGCTCTGCCATGGTGATACCTTCTTTCAAGGCGAGCCCTGCGCGCTGGTGCTCCTGTTCACTCTGTAGCTGGGCAGCCTTGTATTCCCGCTCCCATTCTTTGTGATCCAGCTCTGATTCCAGTCGCTTACCGGCGAACTCGTGCTCTTCTTGCTTGAGCTTCATCTCAAACATGGCCATTTTTTCTTCAACGCTTGGCCCTTCGCCTTCCTCGGCTTCCCGCGTCTTGATTTCTTCATCCGTGTACGTGACCGTATCGACCTGCACTTGCATCGTTCGTAAGATCTCGCGATAAAGTCCGGCCCAGTTGGTCAGCTTGGCGAAAACGGGGTTCTGTGCCGCGACCTGGGACAGCATCATCAGCTTTTCCTGCTGCTCTTCGCGGGCAATCAGAACGGACGTGCCGCGGGCAACGATGTCAAAGTCGCCCTTTATCTCGGGTCGGTCGGTGTACATCATGTGGTAATCGTAAAAGCGGCGAACGGTAGGCGCTGTAACACCATCGTCGAAATTCTTGACCGCGGACCGCAGCACAATGTTGGAGTTGTTCATCAGCATTTGCATGCCGCCAAACGTCTTGCCGCCGGCACCGGCACTCATACCCTCGCCCTGCAGCAATATTGGCAGGTTGGTTTCCGTGTCGGCCAGTTTTTGGGCGGCTTCAAAGATCGCGAACAGGCCGCCTTGGTTGTTTTCTATCTGGTAGACCTGAAAGACGCTGCCCACAGGCTCGTCCCCGGTATCGAGCCACACTTTGTTCGGTCGGAGCGCCCAAGATCCATCCTGCGGGACCACGGAGCGCTTTTTCATCACGATCTGCGGACCGGCCGACACTGCAGCGTTGTCCATCATCATCCGCCACGAGGCGTTAACCACTTTCTGTGGCTGGCGCATCAGGTACGGGATACCAAAACCGAATATGCTGGAATCGTCTTTTTCCCAATTAAACACGCTGTACGGCAGGTCGCCGGATTCCAGGGGATTGATGGCGGCCTTAATGACGTGCCCGCCGACCATCAGCACGCAGCCCGTGTACTCAACCAGCACATCATCGTCGATGTCTTCGCAGCCGCACGCCTTTAGCTCGTCTTTATCCAGCGGTCCCCAGTATTCCCACAGCTCGTATTTTCTGTCGTTGGTGACCGTATCCACACCCGTAATGGCGCGCAGCTCCTGGCGACGGTCGTTTGAGATGTAGTGACTGCCATCGCTTTCGAGGGCTCGGCGTAGCTGGCCTTCAATAACGCCCGGCAAGTCGGCTAGTTCTCGCAGCTGCTTGCGGTTGAGCAGTTTGCGCTCAAACCAGAACTCGGCCTCTGCTGCGCTGGAGGCGGACATATCAGGGAAAACATCCCAGGGGTCCACCCGCTCAAGCCCTGCGCGCAGCTCGTCCTGTACTTCAATCGTGCTTTGGCCTGTTTGCGGGTCAGTGATCCAGGCCCTGCGGGTGCGGTTGACGACCTTCGGCCCCTTGAGCACGCCGAGGCCCAGCTTGCACGCATCTTCAATAACGTCGCGGGCATGGGC